CAGGTAACGAACGAACTCGGGGTATCGACTCCCGCCTCTGTCGCCGGTAATACCAACCAGGACGTTGTGCAGATCCTTGCGCTTATGAACGCTTGCGGATATGAATTGCTGCGTAAAGCTGACTGGCGCGAGCTTACAAAGCAGAAAATCTTTTACACCGAGTACTTGACCACGACAGGAACGTGGACGACCGCAGCCCGAACGATTACCGGAATCCCGAGCACCGTAGGGTTAGACACTACATACATGGTTACGGGTACAGGGATTAATCAGAACACGTTCATCGCCTCGGTTGATTCTGCAACGCAGGTAACGGTCAATCAAGACTTCGCTGCCGCTGGGACGGCTGCAACGGCGTACTTTCAGAAAATGAAGTACGACCTGCCCAGCGACTACGAAAGCCTTGTCCCGCGCACGATGTGGGACAAATCCAAGCATTGGGAGATGCTCGGCCCTGAAAGCGCCCAGCAATGGGAATGGCTGCTCTCTGGCTACATCTCGACCGGCCCTAGAATTCGCTGGCGCTTGCTGGGCGCGTATTTTCAAATCTGGCCCGGTTTCTCCAATGCCGAATGTTTGGGCTTTGAGTACAGGTCGAACGGCTGGGCGTTGAGCGCAGCGGGTGCGGTGAAAACGAGTTTCACGGTGGACACGGACACCTGTATTTATCCCTCGCGCCTCATGGTTTTGATGACAAAGCTGAAGTATTTTGAGGCAAAAGGCTTTGACACGACTGCGATGTTCAGGAATTTCGCCTACGAACTCGAAGCAGCAATGGCGCTGGATATGTCCTCTGCGAACCTGAGCTTCGCGCCGCGTCCGGGTAGTGTTTTGATCGGCTACGACAACATCCCGGATTCCGGTTACGGAGCGAACTGATGGCCCGTAATCTCGTCCAAGGAACCGCCGCTAGGGTTGCGTCTGTTCCCGCTCCCGTGGGCGGCTGGAATGCGCGGGATTCTATTGCGAACATGGACCCTCTGGACGCGGTCCAACTGACGAATTTCTTCCCCAGCGTGAGCAACGTTGTCCTGCGCGGCGGATACGTCCAATGGGTGACAGGCATTACGGGGCAGGTCGAATCGCTTGTCAATTACTCAAGCGGCGCGGCGGATAAATTGTTTGCCTGGGCGGGAGGAAAAATCTATGACGTTACGTCTACAGGGGTCGTGGGCGCTGCGGTAAAGACAGGACTGACTAACTCACGCTGGGAGCATATAAACGTCACCACCGCCGCGGGAAGCTATCTGTACTGCGTAAACGGGGTCGATGCCCCGTTGCTTTACGATAATTCGACTTGGGAAAGCGTCACCGCAATATCGACAATTGCGATTACGGGCGTTACGACAACCACCCTCTCTAATATTGCGTTGCACAAGAGCCGCGTCTGGTTCATCCAAAAAAACACGCTGAAGGCGTGGTATCTGCCCGTAAACGCGGTTGGCGGGGCTGCACAGGTGCTGGATCTGAGCGCCATTGCCAAGTACGGCGGGACGCTTGTAGACCTCGACACATGGACGCTCGACGCGGGTTATGGAGTGGACGATAACCTAGTGTTCATCACCAGCAACGGCGAGGCCATCGTCTACAGCGGCACAGACCCCTCCAGCGCGAACACTTGGGCGCTGATCGGTGTCTGGAAGCTAGGTTCTCCCGTTGGAAATCGCTGCATGATGAAATACGGCGGCGATTTGCTGATTATCACCTTGGACGGCCTAGTTCCCCTGGCGGGATCATTGCAGTCCTCTCGCCTAGATCCTCGGATCGCGTTATCGAACAAAATACAAGGTGCGATCACAACTGCGGTAACAACTTACGGAAGTAATTTCGGGTGGGAAATTCTCTATTCATCCAAGAATAACGCGCTGTGGATTAACGTCCCCGTCCAAGAAGGCGCAAGCCAAGAGCAATATGTGATGAACAACATCACAAAAAACTGGTGCAACTTTACCGGCTGGAACGCAAACGCTTGGGAAACGTTTAATGACGATCCCTATTTTGGAAGCAATGGCTTTGTTGGCAAGGCTTGGGATGGCGAATATATCGACGACACAAACAACATCACGACCGTTGCGTTGCAAGCGTTTAATTATTTTGAGTCTCGAGGAGTTAAGAAATACTTTACCCGAGCGCGGCCTAGTCTGTTCACGGACGGTCTTCCCTCTGTAGCGGTTGGAATGAACGTCGATTTTGACCTTGCCGATACAACCGCAACGTTGTCGTTTTCTCCCAGTCCTGTTGCGATCTGGGACACATCCTTGTGGGATTCTTCAACCTGGGGTACTGGGCTGCAAATCACGAACAACTGGCAAGGGATTACAGGATTGGGATATTGCGGCGGGATTCAACTAAAGAGCAGTTCTCAGGGTCTGCATATAGAGTGGGCCTCAACGGATATTGTGTACCAGAGCGGATGGGCTGGAATATAACCACTCGGGCGGGCGTGGGCCATTGGGTCGCAAAGCGAGTGCGTGGCGGGTATTTTGAGGGCCGATCTACCGCAATCGGTCTTGAACGTGACGAAGAGCTTGTTGCTGGTGTGATCTACGAGAACTGGAACCATCGGAGCATCTGGTGTCACATAGCTGTTGAAGGAAGGCTTACGCCAAAATACCTGGCGGCGATATTTGATTACCCGTTTAACGTGTGCCAAGTGGACAAGATTATCGTGCCTGTTGGAAGCGAAAACGACGAGAGCTTGCGGCTAGTGAAAAAGATGGGTTTTGTCGAAGAGGGCAGAATCAAAGACGGTCGCCCGGACGGTGACATTGTATTTTTGACGCTGGCGCGGGATTCGTGCCGGTACACAGGAGATCGATATGCAGAACGCATTAAATCGTTCTCCGTCACTTTAGGAGATTGCAATGGGCAAAGACAGTCCAGCACCCCCCGCCGCGCCTGACTACGCTGGAGCGGCAACGGCCCAAGGTGCGGCGAACGTTGAAACTGCCCGTCTTCAGGGGCGGATGAACAATCCCAACATTTCCGGCCCACTTGGAAGCCAGACGGTAACTTTTGGGACGCCGAGTTTTGACCAGGCGAATTACGACAAAGCAATGTCGGCGTATCAAGCCAGCCCGCGTGGGGCGGTTCCGATGCAGAGCCAATTTTATGTTCCAACCGGATACGACGATCAGAGCGTGTTCGATACTGCTGGCTACCAGAATGCAATGAACAAATGGGCGGCAGGAACGAACGCGCCCACGAGGGAGCAATACACAACCACCACGGGCGGCGACCAGCCAACGATTACGCAGACGCTGACCCCGCAAGCACAACAAACGCTAGACGCTCAACAGCGCGTCCAACGCGCTCTGGCAGGGCTAGGTGAGCAAGGGCTAGGGACTGCCAGCCGAGTGCTTGGAACTGGCTTTAATCCAAACCTCGCAGGACTTCAGACGAACCTCGGTAATGCTGGGCAAATTTCCCAAGCGCCGGATTTGAGCAGATACGGTCAGGCAAGCGGGAACGTCAACGCGGGGCAGATTTCGCAAGCGCCCGAGCTTTCGCGGTACGGCATGGCTGGCGCGAACGTCAACGCGCAAGGCGTAAATGCAGGGCCACAAGCGGGGCAGTATGGAATGTCGAGCGGCGGCCCGAGTGCGGGGCAATACGGATACGCAGGTGGCGGGCCGCAGTCTGGGCAATACGGATTCGCAAGCGGCGGTCTAAACACAAGCAACGTTGCCGCCATGCCGGTCAGCGCAGGAATGACGGGCCAGCAAGCGATTATGAACCGTTTGGCGCCGCAGCTTGAAAAGTCTGATGCAGCAATGCGGCAGAGGCTTGCAAACCAAGGTTTAGTTGCTGGTGGAGAAGCGTACGAAAACGCCATGCTTTCGCAAAATCAGCAAAAGAACGACCTGCTGACTCAAGCCGCTTTGCAAGGAATCGGGCTGGATACTGCCGCAAACGCTCAAGGGTTTAACCAGGCGTTGGCAGCAGGGCAATTTGGCAACCAAGCGGTTGGGCAAAACTTTGGGCAAGGTGTGACTGCCCAGCAATTGCAAAACGCTGGCATTGCCCAGAATTTCGGGCAAGGACAAGCCGCAAACGCTGCACAAAATGCC